TACGTAAGAAGCGCCAATTACGTGTACATCAACATAATTTTTATCAGAAGAAAGGTCTGGCTGTATATGGTGGACATACCCATTAATGGTTCTTGTGCTACCAATTCCGTTAATAGTAAGGGTTACGGGAGTTCCTCCTGAAATTGAGTCGTAAGACACACTCCAGTCAATAAACCTAACAACATGCATTTCATGCTCGTATCTAGCATGGTTAGACATTAGGCTATACGCTCTTGTTAAAGGAACGCTAAGTGTAGGAAACTTAACATCTATATGACTAAACATTAGGTATTCTCAATACTGTTCCTGGAATAATGTTGTCAAAGTCTACAATTTGAGGGTTGTATTCTGGTATTAACCACCAAAAGTCTGGACGACCGTAGTACTGTTCAGAAATTTGGTCTAAGCGTTCATTTTGAGTATAAATATGCTCTTGCCATTTTACAGTTCCTGGATTATCAAATTCGTAAAAAACAATTGGAAATGAGTTTCCATCAGGAACAAACGACACGTAATCAATAAGCTGAGTGTAGTAACGAGAGTTTTGATAAATCATCGTCCCACCGCACCATTGTTAGTAGTTGGCTGGATATTTGCACGGAGGTCAACTGTAATATTAACATCTGTACGAATAGGAACAAGGTCACGCGTAAACGCTAAATGGTTTACCTGAATGTCTGATACTACTCCTACAAATTTCTGGTTACCTAAGTCAAGTCGAATTAGAGAGGGCATGAGGTATCCAATGTTAGACGTTTCACGACCTCCAATTCCTTTCCAACCAGTTCCGTTAATAGTCCTATACAAGAACTCTAAATCTGCTTCAGTACCGTATGTCAACAGGTTTTTAATATCATCTTCTACTGTAAATCCGTCAACATATTTGCTTCCAAAGTTATAGTACTTAGCAACATCTTTAAAGTTTCCTTGGTTAACTTTAGTTTGGCTTCCAGGAACCGTAAAGGTGCTGTCATGGAAAACAAAGTTCTTTGCGCATGCAAAGTCATTAGTTCTATCAAGACGCAATGTAAACGACATAGTTGAGTTTGCTGCAGCAAATCCAGTAAGAGCAATTGTTGGGTCAGCAGCTGATGGAGTAATGCTCATATTTACAGCTGTATTTTGACTGAAAGTTTCTGGATTCCAAATAAATTGAAAACCATATTTATTTGAGGTTCCTTTTGAACCAGCGGGAGGCGTGTAAATTCCAGTATTTTGATAATCTGGCGCACTTGTTGGTCCCACATAGCCGTTGTAGTACCAAATACGACCACGACGAGTTGTATGGTAATCATCCGAGCGTGCAGCAACTGTTTCAGGAGATACTGCATCAGGGTCTAAAGGCAAGCTCCACTGATGTGGAGGAAGGTTAAATCGGTAATCTCCCGACGGGTTTAGCGGTGGAGGAGTGAATTTTTGAGCACCATTTGCACCGCTTCCACCATTGCCAACTTTTGTCGTAAAGTTCTGTGCCATGCCCTTTTCACGAGCTTTTGCAGCGGCATCAGCTTTAGCACTAGTTTCTTTAGAGCTGGAGCTTAAAGCGTATTTAACAGCAGCTCCGCCAACTTTATCAATAATATGACCAACTTGACCTGGAGCATGGGCTATTTCATTTACAGTTCTAATTAACCCATTAAGCAAGTGTATTCCAGCATTTTCAATATGTGGATTGTTTGGAGAGGTACTAATTGTAGGAATCTTTACATTGCTAGGGTTAATGGCACCTATGCGTGCGCCAAAACTTCTTGTGTTTTTAGCTGTCATTTAGTGGCCACCTTTGATTGAATGCTTATAGATAAAAGCTCTTTTTTGATAAGAGTTGCAAGCTTTTTTTCATCAAGTTGTTGACCTTGTGGCACGGGTACGTTAATCGTTACTCCGCCGTAATTGTGGTTAATACCATTACTTGGCGCAGATGTTTCTAGTGTACCAGTTTTACTATTGAAGTATAGGTATGACTGAGCCATAGTTGCTGCAGAATGCGCGGTTGGCATATCCGCTCCTTGGCCTAATCCTCCACCACCAGAAGAAACTCCACCAGACATAGCTTGATTTGCGTCATAGCCCAAAAGGTCGTTCATGCTAATAGAGCCACCACTAAATGTGGTTCCCGTCATTCCTTTAAGAAGACCGCTTAAATTTCCAGCCATAGTTGTTGGGCTGCGGTGTCCTTTAAGAAGGTTTGAGTTAATAGCGGTTCCAGTTGCTCCGTTAATTACGCGGCGAGCAGCTGATACGTTTTTTAAATTTACACTTGTTGTTTTAATAACATCCCCAGTATGAGGCGCTTCAACCATGCGGTTATTTCCAATATAAATACCTACGTGGTCTGGTGCTTGAGGATTTCCAAAGAACAAGAGGTCACCAGGTTGAGCGTCTACAGGAGAGATGGCAGTACCGCAGTTAATTTGGGCGTATGTTGTACGGGGAAGCATTACGCCAACTTTTGCAAAGGCGTATTGAACAAACGATGAGCAGTCAAATCCAACAGTGCCATTTCCTTGATTAGTTCCTACTGTTGGTCCACCAATGCTTCCACCACCCCATGAGTATGGAATTCCTTGTAGCGATAGACCTGTAGAAATTACAAGATTTGCTGCTCCAGTGCTTTGAATAGAAGACGTCTGTGGGCTTACAGATGCGCCTTGCCCTAAACCTGCGCTGCTTTTTTGACCAAGACCAGAACCACCAACAAGAGCCGAAGCTCCCGTATATCCAAGACCAGCGCCAACAATTCCTCCACCAAGAGGGTCTACAAACTCACCTGCTACAAAGCCTGCGATAGCGCCTAATGCTTTGATGCCGAATCCAGCAACGCTTGCTAGAGCTCCCGCTGCCCCTTTACCAACAGGGTTATTTAAAATAGTTTCTCCCTTAGCAAGTTGCTTAAGGGCAGACGCAGCTACAGCGTTGCTGCTAACAAGTTTAGTAAGAGCATCGGTTGCTCTTCCAAGGAGTCGATTGGCTTCTACAAAGCCTGTTGCTTCTGGTTTTTGGGCAGCAGCTAAAAGACCAAATTGTGATTGATTAAGGGCGCTTTGTGAGTTTACCGCAGCGGTGAGTTGGCCTGTTTGAGTAAGGCTTGCTTTACTAAGGTCTCCGCCCTTAGAGAATTGAAGAGCCGCTGTTTGTAGGGCTTGGCGCAAAGTTTGGTCACCAGCAGCGGCAGCATCAAGAAGATTAGCCAAACCATTTCCTGGTTGAAGAGCAATAGCAATATTGCTGGCGTTAAGACGACCACCAGATTGTGATACGGCAAAGTTATAAATGTCTTTAAAAATTGCGGCTGGGTTACGCTCAGCACCATTTGCACCACGGACATTAATACCCATCATACGAAGGGTGTTAACAGATTGCCCTGTATTAAGAGCAGCCGTTGCTTGCATTGCGCTCTGCGCACTACCTGTAAGGTTAGATAGTTGCATAGTTCCAGGCATAATTTGGCTGTTATACCCTGGGAGCCCTGGAAGAACGCCATTAGCGGTTCCAAGTGCGATTGCTTGTTGAACGTCTGTTGAGTTGGAGGTTGTTCCCATACCCATCAAACTCTTTACAGTGGCATTTACGTTGCCCTGCATACCTGAGAATTTAGCTTGAGAAGTTAAAAGCTGTGAAGAGACTGCCTGTTGAACGGTAGGCATTGCCGTTGCTGCAGAGCTCAATACGCCAACAGTGGCTGCAATACCTGAGCCAGCTATGCTTCCTACAAGGCTAGCTGCTCCCGCAGCCCCGCCACCAAACCCAGTGCTATATGTGCCTTGGGCGTTGGCAATCATCATGCCTGGGGTAGAGCCTCCGCCACCAGCACCACTAAGCCCACCAAGCCAGCCCTTAATATTAGAGCCAATGCTTTTAGAGCTGTTATCAATCTTTTCAAATTTAGGGATTAAACTTTGAAGTAAAGAGGATACGTCATTTAGCAGCTTAGTTTTAGAGCCAGCATCGGCGTTAAACTCGTTAGCCATTTTATCCTCTTCTCTTCAAGGCCCTTGTAAGCCAGTTTCCACGTTCCCTAAAAGATAGGGTCCGTATGTCCTTTAATGTCCAGCCTGGAAACGCTCTGGTAAGCGCCTCGTACTGGTCTAATAAACTTTCGTAGTCTTTCTCACTATAGGCGAAACAAAGACATGAGACTGAGCGGCGTATTAACGTCTGTACCGCATGCCTCACAGGTCTTCATCACTTCCCCAAGGCGTGGTCCTGGGTTTTTAGTAAGTATCTCTGATACAAGCTTTTCTCTATCTCCCATGCCCAACTTAAGAACTGTACTGGCTCCAAGAGAACCTTTTCCGTTAATTCCTAACAGGCACCCCTCAAGCAGGATGGTGTTGAGTTCTGCAACAGTTTTGTCGCTATTCTCCATCAATAGGCGTTGAGTACGACCATTTGGAAGCGTAACTTTTGCAATTCCAGCTTTAATCTCAACATCCCATTTTCTATCTGCAATAGGGTCTTGCAGCTCAGATACGGGAACATCTTTATCTAAATCAATAGATACAAGTGATTCTTTACCGCATTCAGAGCAATAAAGGTTGTAATCAGCAGTTTCTCCAAATGTAACCTTTCTAATGCCCAAAAGAATTGCTTCTCTATCGGCAGCTAATAGGTCATCAAATGTGTCTTTTGTTATTTTTTCTTGCCCTAGGCTTACTAAGCCTCTCTGAAGAATGGTGTTGAGCACCCGTCCTACAGAACCTGCCTTAGCAATAGCTTCCTCATCAGAACCATTAAGCTCTCTTACCTCTGCGTATTTAGTAAGTGAACCATCCTGGGAGATATAACCCCCAGGAAGATTCACGTCACTATTAGAAGGTGCTACGGTTTCTACTTGAACTGGTGCTTCTTTAAGCGCTTCTTCAATGGCAGCGTTAACTACCGTTGGATTAGACGTTGTTTCCACGATTAGTGCTCCTTAGAAAGTACTACTTGAGGCCGAGAGGTGTCTTTGTGTCTACTGACGCTGTTCCGCCAGCATTGTTCATGTAACCAACTGATAGTCCTTCGTGAACAAGAGTCATCTGTTCAAAAAGGATGTTTTGGTCACCAGCGTTAAGGTCTGAGTATTGTAGCGTTGTAATCCACGCATTGTGAATGTCGAAGCGCATTTTTGCAATATCGTGCAAATCTGTGCCCTCGTTTGCAACCGCTGGATGGTCAAGAACAAAAATCTTGATATTGCAACGAAAGTCGTTGCTACCAGGAGTTACTGCAAGACCTTCACCTGATGCAGCAGCAAAAAGACCGCGCATCCACTTAATTCCTTGATAATTGGAGTTAAGTGTTCCATGCTGGAAGGTAATAGGCGTGAAGGTAGTCATTCCAGGAATTTGGTGAATAGTGGTGTTGTAGCCACCCTCACGGTAAGGAATTGACTGAGTATTGATTCCTAGACCAGTAATGCTGGTAAAGCCAGCAGCTACGGTAGGAGCGATGTCTCCATCAAAAACAGCGTTATTTGATGGGGTAAACTCCGCAAAAAACTTAAAATTGCGAAGCGGGTCTGTCGCAATGGACGAGAACCGTTGGATGTTAGTTGTTGCCATTTATTGGGCTCCTTATGCCACTGTGACGGTTGCGCCGCCATCGAACTGACCGATATTGATTACTACAAACTCAGCTGGACGTTGTAGTGCAACTCCCACCTGAATATTGACTTGTCCCGCCTCTACTGTTGCAAGCGTGTTATTAGTCTTGTCACAAAGGACAAAAAACGCTTGGTCTGGAGTATCGCCACGAAGACCGCCCTGACGCCAGAAGCTGTTAAGGAAGCTTCCAACAACTGCGGTAATACGACGGTAAAGAACGGTGTCATTTGGCTCAAAGATTGCAAAGTTGGTAAGGTCTACCAATGCCTTCTCTAAGTAAATAAGCGAACGTCGAACTGGGACATACATAGATGCGTAACCAGCTTGAAGAGTACGAGCGCCCATTACTACGATTCCAGAACCGTTGATAAAGCGAATTGCGTTTACTGGAGCTGCAGCAGAGTTCATTGCATCAAGATTTGCGTTTGTTAGAGCTGGTACTGATACCGCTCCAGCAAGGCGAACAGAGATTCCAGCAGGGGCTTTCCACACTCCACGAGACTTGTCTGTAGCTGCGTACTTTCCAACAATTGCTCCACCTGGGTTTGCAGCTGCAATAACTGTTCCTGGTGTTGTATTTGTTGGGTCATTGATTGTAATTGGTGGGTAGTAGACAGCACCAAATGATGTCTGTGTGTAAGAAGCAGCCAAAGTAAGTTGGTTTGCAACCGTGTCATTAACTGGGTCAATTACCACAAATACATCGTTGCGACCAGCTGCATACGATAGAAGAGTATTAACTGCAGTAGCAGAAGTTACACCAGGAGCGTTTAGAATAAGAGACTGAAGAACAGTGTCAAAATCTGATACTGCTGTTGCAATATCTGTGTCTGCAGGAACAGTTCCATCAGCACCTGATGCAAGCGCTTGGTTTGTTACAGTTGAAGGGTTACGAGATGCTCCTGAAGCAGATGAGCCCGCATCAACAGCAACAAGATAAGCTGACTGTGAGTTAATTACAGAAATAGCATAACGAGCATCTGTTGGTGTCATTGAGAGGTTAGTAAAGGTCTCAACCTTGTATGAAGCAGTTGTTCCACCGCTGTATACGATAAGGTCAAAGTATCCTGTTGCTCCAGGAGAGTTTTGGACAGAGACGTTAATCCCGTTACCCCAAGTTCCTGGGTTAGCGGCTGAAAGTGTGAGTGTGTTTGCAGGTGAACCAGCACGGTCTTGAAGTGTGCGGGTAGCTGCTGCAGGAGAGCCTGTTGTTACGCGTTGAACGTAGGCTTGGCTTCCACCGTTAGCAAAGTAAAGGAATACGGCAAGAGCAAGAGCGTTATTTGAGCTCCAGCTTCCGTACTTATTGATGTAGTCGCTCCATGAAGTGACTAGGGTTGGTGTGAGAGGACCACGAGCATTAGCGCCAATAAAAGCTGCTACTGAATCGGAGTTCGCTCCAACAACAGGTGCTACAGGGTTCAGGGTTTCCTGAACGTAGACGCCTGGGCGTAGATATGCGGTCATTCTTAGTCTCCTTGAGTTAGGTGTGAAACAGGTGTTAGACCAGATGGTACATTCGTAGTAACCCGATTAA